CGTTGTAAGCTGTATCCCGTAGAAAGATACCATTGTTTAATACTGGAGTTGCCATTATTTATTTATTTATTTATTTGTTTACTAATTAAAAACGTTTAAACATATTGTTCTTACGTTGTACTGTTGGTTTTCTTGTACTTCTTGTTCTAGTAGAATCCTCATTAGAAACTCTAGAAGAACTAGTATTCTTTTTAGACTGTGCAGTTTTTAGTTTTCTTACTGTATCTGCAACAGCCGCCTGACTACCAAGACCTTTAATTTTTTCTTTATATCCATTAGGATCAGAAAGTAACCATAGTGCTTCTGCAATAAGATCATGTCTTGGTTCTACAAACTGATATTTTTCAAGTAAGTGACCTAATAAGTTAGTAGGTTTACCAGATATAGATGGATAGTTAGGTTGTACCAAACCACCATATAAATGATTTTGTATTTTTCTATCTAACTTAAGATCTCCTAGTTTACCTGTAGATAATGTACTATATACATTATCCATATATTGAGCTGCAGCTTGTTCTTGTTGAGCTTTTTTATGTTCTTGCTCTGCAAGCTGTTGAGATATTATCTGCTCTTGCATTTTATCTAACTTAGGTTTAAACTGTCTTGCTTTTTTATCAAGCTTTTCAATATCTGCCCAAGTTTCTATTTCTTCTTGAATCTCTTCTGGTGATCCAAAATTAGTAGCTGTAAGATATTGTCTAGCAATTTCTGCTTGATGATTTTCATTTTCAGGATCAAGCTGAACAATTTCTTCTACATGAGAAAGTGTTCTGAATAAACCTTTCATATCAGTACCACCATCTGCAACATATTTTGCAGCAACTTGAAGTTCTTGAGGAAGTGAATTAAAAAATTCTTTTGGAGTATCCTGTCTTATTTTAGCTTCTCTTTCCTGAAAGTTAGCTTCAAATAATTCTCTAAAATCTTTAGTACTATACTCTTCTAAAGGCTTATCATCATCAAAACCAAATAGAGTACCTTCTTCTATCATTTTAAAAGCTAGTTCTTGTAAACCATTTTTATCCGTTTTACGTCTACCTGTCTTAGCTTCTCCTGTTTCTTCTTCAGTAATTGCATTATCTAATTCAGCTAATGCTTCATCTACTACAGAATCAGGAGTAGATTCAATTTTTTCCTGTGGAGTCATTTCCTTTTCAGGAGTTTCAGTTGTAGTCTCAGTCTTGTCAATGAACGTTATATCAGTCTCTTCTGGTTTAGAGAAGATGTTTGACTTTTTTTCTTCTGGTTCTGATTCAATCTCAGATGCTGGTAGCATTACACTTTCAGCTCCTGGTTGACCAAACACTTCATCTAAATCTACATTTACTTCTTCTACCGTTGTAGAGTCTTGTATTTGATCTTTATCATTTAATTCTTCTGCCATGTGTTAGTTTTTGTTGGTTATTACTTTAATATACTAAATTAAATCTTAAAAATTTAAAATTACTTACAAACTTTTATTAAAAAATTTCCATTATATAGCTAAATTATTTTTTCTTCTTAGAATCTGACGATTTAACATCATATTTATTCTTGTTTTCTTTTGCAATTTGCAATTGTTTATCTGCTATTTGTGTCTGAGCATTAATTCTTTTTTGCTCTATATCCATTTTTTGCTGATGTTTCAACATATCATTACTTTGCTTTTGCCTTTGTATCTGAGTCTGTTGTTGATATTGATCTGTTTTTCTAATGTCTTCCATTGCATCTTGATAATCTGACTGCATGTTTTTATCAATATCTGCCATAGACCCATAGCCAGCTGCTCTAATTTCAGCAATAAGAATATCTTTACGATCTCTTTTTTCAGATTCTGCAACTTTAAAATCTCTTTCAGCTTGTTTTTCTTGTTGTTCAGCTTGAATTTGTTGTTCTTGCATTTGCTGTTGCTGTTGCATTTCTTGTTGTTTCTGCTGCTGCTGTTTTTGTTCAGAATCTTTCATAGCTGCATTTAACTCTGCAATAGAATCAGATTGTACAATTTTACCAAGATCATAAATACTAGCACCTGTAGTATTATTTTGAGTTGCCATTTGCTTTAGCTGTTCTAGGACAGCTCTATGATTAGCTGTAGTAGAAGCAAATATATTAAGATCTCTCATTAACATATCTGTACCATTAATTTCAAAATTTACTTTTTCATCAGCAGATGTTATATAAGTTAATCTTGCAGATGGTTTAGTGCTATTATAATATTGAGCCAAGTCTGTTCTCATTTGATGAACTCTAGGCATTAGGTAATCACAATGTTGAATAAAGTAAGTTTCTGTTTGAGCATAAGATGCATTTGCAGCCTGTTCAACACCTGTTGCTGTCATTTGTGCAACCTGCTGACCCATCCTTTGCTGATTAACGCCAATAACTTCATAAGCTTGTTGTTTAAAATAATTAGACAATTGTATTCTAGACATTAATCTATTAGTCTGATCTAAATCAAGTTTCTGAAAGTGTTGGAAGTTTAATGCATTTTCTGTATTTGTAATAGAAGTATCTAAAGGTAACATTTGAAAATCCTTCATAGCTACATAAGCTTTAGCTAAATTTCCTTTACCCCAATCTTCACCTAAAGAATGTTTAGGAAGCGTATTTTGATCAAGCATAATTACAGTACCAAGTTCATCTACTAGTATGTCTGCCATTTGATTATTTACAATATTATAACCTATTTGAAATGGTTTCATTAAATCTACAAGTGCTGTAGATTTTGTATTCCTATCTGAAAAAACTGCACCTTCAACAGGAAGTTTACAACCATAAAGATTATTATCACCTTTAAATTGAAATTTTATAGGACCAGGTTTTTTCTTATCTATACCTATATAAATAGGGCTCATTCCAGATGAATTATTCATACCCCAATAACTAGGAATATTTGGTCCAATCTTAATACCACCCCATACTTCATTGATCCATATCCATTCTATATGCTCTCCATATATAAGATTATCTTTAGACTTATTTTTAAATAGTCTAGTATCATATATAGGTTTATCTGTAATTTTATAATCTTCTGTTATAATTTCATTTGTTACCTCACCTTGTTCAGAAATTTTTGTAAGATGTCCTAATTTTCTTTGCGACTTCCAGTATGCAGTAGTTACTCTAACTAAATATGCATTTCCTTCTGTCTTATAATCTTCACTTTGTGCTATTAGCTGATTAACTACATCATTACCTTCTGTAATACCTTCTCCTCCCATAAAGCTTGTATATTGTCTCATAGCTAAAGAAGGTCTTTGTGTATTCCATTCATGAGATTGTGTAGCATCATAAAAAGAACCATCGTTTTGATATCCACCAATAGTATATCCAGCTGCTCTAATAGGATATATTGCTTCAAGAGCTTGTAATTGATCTTCTGTCATTAAATAACCGTATTTATCAATTGCATCTGAAACCGTAATCATATCTGTTTTTCCAACCCAATTAGAATCTGATATATATCTTGAATCAGGTGACTTATGATAAAATGTAAGAAGTGGATTCCATAATTCTACTTCATAATCATCTTCCATCATTCTCATATGCCAAAACTCTCTATCTGTAATAAGCATATCTCTAAAAGCTCTTTCCTCTAATTCATCTAAATGAAATCTTTGCTCATCTACTTTATGTTGATGTGAAGCCCACTCCTCCATCATAGACCTATAACTCTTCTTAAAAAACATTTCTATTTCTGGCAAAGACTTTAAATTATCTGGAGCTAATTGTTGTTGAGCTTCCTCTGATTGAGGATCTAAACCTTGTTCTAATAATGCAGCAGTTATTTTAGTTTGAGCTTGACCTAGAAGAGTTTCTTCAACCATAGATCTTTTTTGTTCAAGCATTTCATTATATGAAAACTCATCTACAGCTCTATAAGTTAATTTAGTAGATCTCTTAGCAAATTCAGCTACAAGAACATTTACTACATTGGGTATAATAGGATAAAACTTTAATTCTAATGCAGATCCTTCATCTTGATTTTCGGTTAGCAAGCTGACAATATCTCTAGATTCATTATTCTCTTCTACTATATAATCAGTTCTATCTATATGACCTTTTGCAAGCTTATAGTTTTTTGATAATCTTCTTGCATTTCTTTGCAGTTGTTTTATACCATTCCATTCTAACCAATCAATATTCCATGCAGCCCACTCATCATCTTTTTTATTTCTTGATAAAAACTGCAGAGGTTGTGTTACAGAACCAATTCTATTTTGTTCAACCTTAGCTCCTTTTTTTAACTGAAGTGCATTGTATACTTGCATAGTTATTATTTAATATTTTTAAAAGCAGACTTTTTAAACCCTCTACCTCTTGATGTTTTATTTCTACCCATATGTCTAAACGGACTACTATTTAATTTAAACAAATTTTCCGACTTTTGCAACTTTTTAGCTGCGTCATCTCTAATGATCTGTTTAGTATAACCCCTGTTAGATTCTTGAATTCTCATAAAAGATACAAGTGCTACAAATGATACTAATCTATCCACGTTAACCCCATCTGCATATTCTTGCATTTCTTTTATAAGCATTGGATCTGGAATTCTTTCTATTCCATAAGTGGTCCTAACTACAGTTCCATCTGGTTTTGTTTCTTGATCAAGCTCCTCTCTAACAAATTCAATTGCATAACTAAGCAGATGTGATTTAAATAATGTACCAGTATTTTTCCAACCATATTCTTGAAATACATTTTTGTTTGCACCAAGATCTTTTAAAAACATTATTTGACTTTTGGGTACTAAATATTTTTGCTTTTTTCTACCTATCATATAATTAATAAATAAAGAAATGTTATTCTCTATTACAGTCCATGCATTATACCATTCTATTATAAGCTCAAGTCTTTGATGAGTTTGTTTAATATCATCAAATCTTCCACACCATGCAGCTACAATTTTACTTTGTTCAATATAGGTTTCTGTTTCTGTACCTGTTACCTTGGTAACTTCTACAGAATTTTTCATTACATAAATAGAACATAATGAATCAGATGTTGTAGTTTTACCTTCAGCTACAGGGTCAATAGAAGCATAATAACTTCCAAAGTCTGGCTTTTCTTTATTAGGTCTTTCCCATACTACAAGACATCCTGTTTTATCCTGAGTCTTCTTATTTACTGGAAATTCACGTATAGGCTGTTTATTACTTTTTGTAACAATTGGTTTGCCATTTGCATCTGTAGATATATCTAGAAACTCATATCCATATTCTTTTTCTTCTATTCTTCTAGCTTGTGCAGATAAAAGATGTGTAGGAAATACTGATACAGATCTGTTATCAAACGCTTCTTTAATATTTCTAGGGTGCTGAGATATTCTTAATTGATAGTCTTCTGGAGCCAGTTCTCTTTTCCAATCATCAAATTGTTTTTGTAAAGCTATAGTAGCTTCTTCTACTTTTGAGTTACCATATTGATCTATATGTGGAGGCATTGACCATTGTTCAGGAATAAATAAACCTGACATACCTTCAGTACCTTTATGATCTATTAAACTAGTTTCTACAGCATAAACATCTTTTGAGCTTGGATTAAGAATCATATCCTTAAGTGGATTACATTGTGACAAATCACCCACAGATCCTGCTGCTATGAACAACCCTGTAGTAGTAAGCCCTGATCTCATTGCTGGTCTCATATACTCATATGTCTTATCCATCTTAGGTGCAATACCTGCTTCTTCATGGAAGAAGTATTTAACTGGACCCCCTACACCATTTGTAGGATCTTTTTCAAATGACATACCTTGTATAGTTCCTTTAAGACCTACTTCAGTTTTTCTATTACCTTTTCTGACCTCAATCTTCTGCTGCCACATCATTACCTTACTAGGATTCATTGGTCTATACCATGCAGTATGTTCATTTAGAAATGCTGCATATTCATCTAAGAACTTCCAGGATCCTTTCTCGTTAATGTAATCTTTGAGACTAGCTCCTATCTTTAATGTTACCCCTGGCTCAAACCATTGCTGGTTAATAAGCTTTGCCATATGATAGTAAGAAGATGCTATCTGACGTTTCTTTAGTATAGCAACATGTTTATAGTTTAATTCTGCTAGCACTTCATATAATGCCATATGATACTGAGCATCTCTAATATCAGCAAACCCAAACTTTTGTATTTCCTTATTAAAAATTGGTAAGAAGTTTAACCACATATAGTAATCTCTTGCTATATACCAAACCTTATCTCCTGATTTATATATTACACCTTTTCTACATTTTTTCTTTTCTCCTTCCCAGTAGTTAATAAAGTCTCTTGATTTAAAAGGAGCTGCACAA